TATTAGAAAAGTCTACAATAATTAGCATAGAGGAAAATAAAAGTGGAAAAAGTAAGAAAAAACGTAAATGATATTATGGTTAAATTTAACTGGGATGAAACTGATTTAGTGATAGCTTCAGCGTCCATTAGTTTTGTTCTTTATGCTGTAATAGACTACTTGGTGTTCTGATGAGCTGGAGCTATAGAGTAGTTAAAAAAGAAGACATATATGGTATACATGAAGTCTACTATGATGACGATGGTAAGCCTGACATGTGCACAGAAAATTCAATCACAATGGATGCTAACTCTGCTGATGACTTAGAATGGATGATCAAGCAATTCAAAATTGCAATGAATCAACCTTGGTTAAACTACACAGATTTTTGCGAAGAAACAGATGACCCCACAACAAATAACTGAGCACAAACGCCAATGGAGACCTGGTTACGCTGTAAGATTACACAGCGATCTAGAAACTCGTGGCAAGGACTGGTGTAAGCGACAGTGTTCTCAAGAAGAATGGCATTTTCTGAAGTATACTAATGTATATGAGCATACATTTCAATTTGAAAATATAATGGCAGCACAAAATTTTGAAATGGAATTTGCCCCTTACACAAATCAATAACACAACAGGATACACATGAAAACAATACTAGTAACAGGCGGTGCAGGATTTATTGCACATCATTTTATAGACACAATTTTAAAAACAACCGATTGGCGCATAGTGTGCTTGGACAGATTGGATTACAGTGGAAACCTCAACAGGCTACATGAAGTTGTGTCTGCATATCCAGTAGAGACTCGCAAGCGTGTGCGTATTGTGCATCACGATCTAAAAGCAGAACTTAACCCGCAAATTGTTAGCACTATAGGCAAAGTGGATATTATTGCACACCTAGCAGCAGGCTCACATGTGGATCGCAGTATTAGTAATCCCATGGAATTTGTAATGGACAATGTTGTAGGCACCACAAACTTGTTAAACTATGCTCGTAACTTAGACAGTTTAGATCAGTTTATTTACTTCAGCACAGACGAAATATTTGGACCAGCGCCAGATGGTGTAAAGTATTCTGAAAACGATCGTTATAACAGTACCAATCCATACAGCGCAAGTAAAGCAGGTGGTGAGGAGATGGCGGTTGCATTTGAGAACACTTATGGCTTGCCAGTTATTATTACTCACACTATGAATGTGTTTGGTGAAAGACAGCATCCAGAAAAGTATATTCCCATGTGCATTAAGAGAACCAGAGATGGTGAACTTATCACAGTGCACAGTAACTCAGCTAAAACCAAAGCAGGTAGTAGACATTACATTCATGCTGAGGATGTTAGCAGTGCAGTAATGTTTTTATTGAATGCAGATTTAAGCAAGCTGGAACCAGACTATGGTAATGCAAAATGCCAGAAGTTTAATATTGTGGGTTCAGAGGAGTTAGACAATTTACAACTAGAACAAATTATTGCTGATGTGCAAGGCAAACCTCTTAACTATGAGATGCTAGATTTCCACAGTGCTAGACCTGGACATGATTTACGTTATGCACTTAGCGGCGAAAAAATGGAACAAATGGGCTGGAAACCTCAACCTGTGTTTGATAGACTAGAGCAAACGGTAAAATGGACACTTGACAACAACCGATGGTTAGTTATATAATATACATATGAAATATGATTTTGATGTAGACATTGACTTAGCAGATCGATCTGAAATATTAAACATACTGGATCATACCCCAGCTAGTATATTAAAGGATGGCAAGTATACAAAACACAATACAGGTGTATACTTGCAAAATATTCCTGTAATGCCGTTGGAAGGATATAGTTCAATAGATCATAAACGTGCCGAAACAGAAGGCTGGTTTAAAGTAGACTTTCTTAACAATAGCATATACAAAGATATACGTAACGAAGATCATTTAGATACACTGCTAAACAGAGAACCTTTATGGGAACTGTTACAACATGGGGAAGTTGTCAACCAATTGTTTCATATTAATAAGTATATTGACTTAATGCAAGAGTATAAGCCTAGTAGCGTGGAACACTTAGCCATGCTGCTAGCAATTATCCGACCAGCCAAGCGACACTTACGGGGCTTGGACTGGTCAAATGTTACCAAAACTGTATGGCAAGCCCCAGTAGATAACTCCTACTATTTCAAGAAGTCTCACGCCATAAGCTATGCAATAGCTATTTGTGTTCAATTAAATTTAATTTGTGAGAAACTAAGTAGTTTTGCGGATTAGTTGGATACTGCGGCGTTTGATACGTTTCTTTAAAAGTGTTTGCATGCTAGTTACTGGACCAAAAAGTATTTTTACATCTTTGTTTGAAAATGTTTTGATACATTCCTTGAATCCAATCATTTCGTGCCTAAGAAAAATGTCAATAGGGATTTGCCGGTTACTTTCCCACCACCATAATTCTCCAAGTTCTAAGAATTTTTGTTTAAGATTTACTGAATGAATTGACTCTACGTCGTAAAATGTAGTAATTTGGTTATCTTGATTTATTACAATCCCTACATATTCTTTTCCTGCATAGGAAATACCAGTTAGAAACTCTAAATTCTCGTAATTATCATTGTCGCCTGCCATGTGTATTTATTTAGCAAAGATAAATATAGTTATGAGTAATACTGACAATAAATTATATCTCTATGAAAACAGCATTGATTTAGTTGTAACAACTGATCATATTTATGTGGATAACAGGCCTATGAATTCAAGATATCTAAAAATACACAAAGGTGTATCAAATGAACTTATTTTTAATGTAAGAAATAGGGATAGGAAGTTGCAAAATGTAGCTCCCGACACAATAAGAGCTTACATAGTAGATCCTACTACCGGTACTAGAGTGGTAACTAAAATATTAGAAAACACACTAGATTTAGGTAAAGTTAAACTGTATATCTTTGAAGGTGACATACAAAATTTATCTCAGGGTTTATATCATATGTTCCTAACTCGTTCTACCGTAGAAAACGAAGATACGCCGTTTTACGCTGATCAAAACAACAACATGCGCTTTACTATAGAAATCAGTGATCAAGGTTACGCAAGTCCTATTGCTACACAGGAACAAAACACTTTTGTACAAACATCTAACACTTTGTTAGGCGATGATGCAAATATTTTTGTAACAAATGCATTACTAGGTAATCTAGAGAAGAACTTTCCTAACGCATCCCACACTGCTGCATTCTATCTGGATGGCTTTACAGGAAACATCACAGTGCAAGCAAGTTGTATGCGATCAACTCCTGACTTAGAGGACCTAAGTACTGACTGGTTCGATGTAAACAGCTTGTCAATTTCAGACGCTAATATAACACTAGCCCACACTAATTTTCAAATTAACTGTAATTGGATTCGGGTAGTTAGCGAACCAATAACAGGTGATGTTTCTAAAGTACTACTTCGCAATTGACAAAATAATAAATTGTGCTATACTAGTTAAATGCTAGAAGAAATAGTTTCATCTGTACACAGTCTACTAACAGAACATTTGCCAATACGCAATTCTAAAACGCCTAGTGGCTGGATAACCTTTGACTGTGTTATGTGTCCAGACAAACGCAAACGTGCAGGAATTATACAGCAAGGTCCTCGTATAAGTTATAATTGTTTTAATTGCGGGTTTAAAACTGGCTGGAGTCCTAGTCCATTCTTAGGCAAAAAGTATAAGGAAATTGCGTCTAGGTTAGGCGCAGACAATAAAGCAGTTCATGCAGTTCAATTAGATCTTTTGAAGTACAGTGAAGAATTAGAATCGGCAGAAATAGACACATCGTTTAATTATATAAACAAAAAGTTTGATCCAGTTGAACTACCTGACAGTGCTATAAGTATAGATGACTTGCCTTCAAATCACGAACTTGTAGAATATGCTAAAAGCAGAGGAATATATGGACTGTACCCGTTATTACATTTTACAGATTTGCTAAACAAACGTAGAGTAATAGTACCTTTTATGTTTAATAATGAACTTGTGGGTTGGAGCGGTAGACATATAGCTCCCCCTGATAAAAACACAGCAAAATATTTACATAATCTGCAACCAGGATATGTGTTTAACATAGATCAATTTACAGCACAGGAACGAGAAATAATTATTGTGGTAGAAGGCATATTTGATGCTTTGCTTGTAGACGGAGTAAGCATTCTAGGTAATAAGGTTACAGCAGAACAGGCACATCTAATAACACAATTAAACAAGCGAGTAATCGTGTGCCCTGACAAAGATGAAGCAGGAAAAGAGTTAATTAAGCAAAGTATAGCATTAGGTTGGGAAGTAAGTTTTCCTCCCTGGGCACCTGACATAAAAGATGCAGCAGATGCTTGCGCCAAATACGGAAGGCTCGCAACTGTGGCAAGTATAATTAAACATGCAACAGACAATGATATTAAAAAAGAAGTTAAGATGAGGATGATGTGAGCGAAATTACAGAATACACAGAAGAAATACAGCATTTGTTTTTACAATTTTTAGTGAGTGACCCTGATTTGTTTAGCAGATGTCTAAACATCGTGGATGCTGATAATTGGAATCGTAAATTTAAACCCACAATAGAATTATTAATGAATCATAGTAAAGACTATAACACGATTCCAACACTGGAGCAAATACGTGCTGTGGGCAAAATTGATATTGAGGTAATACAGAATGTAACACCTGAGCATCAAGACTGGTTTCTTAACGAGTTTGAGACTTTTTGTAGGCACAAGGCATTAGAGAAAGCAATCATAGAAAGCACTGATGATTTGGAAAAGCAAAATTACGGTGCAGTAGAAGACAAGATTAAGAAGGCAGTTCAAATTGGGCTAGTGAAAGACTTGGGACTAGACTATTTTGACAATCCCAAAGAACGTTTAGAGTGGATTAAAGCACAGAGTGGCGCAACCAGTACGGGCTGGAAAGGCATTGATCAGAAGCTGTATGGCGGCGTAAACAGAGGTGAGATCACAATATTTGCAGGTGGTTCAGGTTCGGGCAAAAGTTTGTTCCTGCAGAACTTTGGTGTTAACTGGGCATTAGCAGGATTAAATGTTGTTTACATTAGTTTAGAGCTCAGTGAGCAGTTAGTAAGTATGCGTTTAGACAGCATGGTAAGTGGATATGCAGCAAAAGACATTATGCGTAACATGGATGATGTTGATCTAAAAGTGCGTATGAAAGGCAAAAAGTCTGGAAAATTGCGTGTTAAGTATATGCCTAGCGGAATGACAACAAATGATATACGTGTGTTTTTGCGAGAGTATGAGATTCAAAGTGGTATAAAAGTAGATTGTTTGTTAGTTGATTACTTAGACTTAATGAGTCCTATCAGTGTTAAGATTTCAGCAGAGAATATGTTTGTTAAAGACAAGTATGTGAGTGAAGAATTGCGTAATTTAGCAATGGAACGTAACCTATTAATGGTAACAGCAAGCCAGTTAAACAGAAGTGCAGTAGAAGAAATAGAGTTTGACCACAGTCATATTGCGGGTGGTATTAGTAAGATTAACACAGCAGACAATGTTGTGGGTATTTTTACTAGTAATGCTATGCGTGAGCGTGGTAGATATCAGATACAGTTTATGAAAACCAGAAGCAGTAGTGGTGTAGGACAAAAAGTAGACTTAAAATTTGACAAGGATACACTGCGTATTGAGGATTTGGAAGAAGGTGATGAGGACGCAATGAGTATGACTACAAGCAGCCTTATGTCTCAACTTAAAAAATCAGGCACAATCAATGATGAACCCAAAGAGGAAAGTGTTGAGAGCAGCTTGCAGTTAAGAGATTTTCTTAAAAGAAAATGATAAATACTGTTAACTATAGCTAGAGGAAATTGCTGTGCGTAAAAGTAGAAGCATTCTGGAAGAACTTAACCAGATATCAGTTGACAGAGACAGACATCAGGTATTACAGAATCGTGGTGAACACGTTATTATTAGTGCTATTCATCTCATTGAACAGATTGAACAAAACTATGACGAACAAACAGCGAAAGATCTAACTAACAGGCTTATTAACAGCATTCGAGGAAGAGACAGCAATAAATTTGCTCGAGGAGTTAAGAAGACTCTCAATTAAGGCATTGTTATGGCTAAAAACGACAATCTATCTATAAGCGATGATTCTTCCATAACAATTCCATTACGTAACCTTATTGGATTAATTGCTACAGCAGGTGTTGTAGTAATGGGCTATTTCCAATTAACTGAACGAATCACAATGTTAGAACGTGATTTACATTTAGCAGAACGTTATATAGAACAAAACAGCGAATTCCGCATTAAATGGCCATTGGGTGAACTAGGTTCATTGCCTGCTGATGTAATGCAAGACAGCCAAATACTTGCATTAAATAAAGTAGTAACAGCCAATTCTGACTTTCGTATTAATTGGTCACCACCACCCGAAGTTCAGGAATCAGTTAGAACAAATCACGAACAAGAAATTAGAATTTCTTTCCTTCAAGACCGTGTAGCAGTTGTAGAAAAGCAACTGTCGTCTATAGGTCAAATGGCAGTAGTTCAAAGTGGACACGAAGCAGAAATTCGAACTCAGGGTGAAAAAATAGAAACACTGTTTGATCTCTGGAATTCTAAACCTCAATAATTAGTTGACACAATATAAAAATTGCTGTATAATAATTATATCGGAGTATAGCTCAGCTTGGTAGAGCACCTGCTTTGGGAGCAGGGGGTCGTTGGTTCGAATCCAGCTATTCCGACCAATTTAACTGCGGGTATAGCATAGTGGTAATGCTGCGGCCTTCCAAGCCTCAGAGTGGAGTTCGATTCTCCATACCCGCTCCAATAATTAAGAGTTGAACTCAATGAGTTTTTTATTAGAAGCAATAGCGATAATCATTGTAGTAACGTTGACATTGTATGCAGTCGCTTGGGCTGTTATAAACGATGATTCGGATTCACTAGACGATAAATAAAAATACAGGAGAATGGTTATGGAAATAAGTAACAATTCGTCTGGACAGGATGTTCTCGTAATCAGCAAGGATGCTGAAGACAGGATAAAAGAATTATTAACACCTGAATTACTGGGGCAACTTGGTATTTCAGTAAATGCAAACATACAAGATATTGTAGGTTTTTTATTAAAAGAATTTGATTTAACTCTGGAAGAATTACTAGAGTTATCTTCATCAGAATTATATGACTTACTTGCACTAGCTGTAGTATTACCTGCATTTAACCAGCAGTTTTCTGATAAAGAATTACTAGCAGAATTACTACCGGATGACGTAGCAGAATTTGATTTTGATGCGTTAGATCTAAATAACTTAGAAGCAACAGCGGCAGGTGGTTCAGAGGAAACTGGTGAAGGTGGTAGCACAATTGTTCAAGCTGAACGAATAGACACAGCAGGTGACGAAACCTCTGCACTAGCACAGGAGTTGCTCAACACAGAGCAAACACAAAACAATGATAATACACTATTACAACCAGACCAAACTACTCCTACAGATAATAATAACAGTGACAATAGTGTTATTGATGATTCTGCTGAGGGAACTAATGAGACTACTCAGACCAATGTGGAAGCAGAAAATACAACCGTTGATGAATCTAGTGAAAGCACAGGTACAGAAACAGCGAGCGAAACTGAGACAACTGAAAGCGCAGTAACGGAGGAAGTCAGCGATGAAACGTCTGATACTAATACTGAAACAACCGATAGTACTAATGTCAATAGTGATAATACTGCTAGTACTGGAGGTAACGATAGCAACGATGGATTAACAACTGACACATCGGACACTGTAGAGGATAATACAAATGAAGACACTAGCACTGAATCTACTGCTGGGGACACTGACAATACTAGTGATAGTGGGGATAATAGCACTGAGCAATCAGTTGTGGACACTAACGAATCCGCCTCAGACAGCACAACTGACTCAGAATCAAATACAAACACTGAAGGATCTGGACAGAATGATGCAGACCAAAATACAGCAGGCGCAAGCGCAGGCACAGACACGAGCGAACC